TTCCGAATTAACATGGCGCGTAATAATAAAACCATATGTTCTAGAAATAGAATTAAAATTACTTTGAATATTTTCTTTTTCGCTCATATCTTTTATAATAACAAAATAATTTCTGTTATTATACTTTTTAAAATTGAATGTCAATAATTGATAAAAAGAAAAAGCACCTTATTATGACTAATATTGTTACAAGCCGATTCAATAACTCCACTTGGGAGGAAAATTGCAGTTTTCGAGAGAAACACAAAGAAATTGCGTGCATCTATGGTTCTCCCCAGCAAATGACGGAAAAAATACCCCTAAATTCCTTAGTGTTTGTCGTGGAAATGAATAATTCCACAAACAAAATAGAAGGCATTGGTCTCATTCGCAATATGCTTCACCCTGAAAAAAAACTACGCGTTTATCAAACCGGCAATTATAATCGATACACTTATTATGGAAATTTCCGTATTGACCGTTCATTATTAGATGCTTCAAATCCTCGCATTTTGCAAATACTGGAGAAACTCGTTTTCACAGGTAAAACTCATTTAAAACGCGGAGGCGGATTTACTCGCATCCCCGAAAAACTTTACAAGCAACACAAGATTCTTGAAACTTATAATTACACTGATTTACAAATAAAAGAAGAACTAGCGGTTCTTTTCAAGCGCCAATTTTCAAAAGAAAATCCGGAAAACGAGTCACTGAAAAAAGAGCACTGAAAAAAAGGCACTATGCCAAAAATTAACGCATCTTATTATATATGCTATTTCAAGCTATTTTTTTGTTGTGGTCTTCTTTTGCCTTATGCAATTGTTTAAATCAACTTTCTTTCAGCGGCGGTGGTGCACTTGGTGCCGTTGAAATCGGCATTGCTAAACGCATTATGGAAAATGATGATGTCAAACACTACAATTTGTATACTGGGATTTCAGCTGGCGCATTGAATGCTGGATTCTTGTCGTATTTTATTAACATTAAAGACGGAATTGAAACAGCAGAAAAAATATATTCGACGCTGAAAAATCACGATGTTTACAAATTGTTGCCAACAACAAAAATATCCGTTTTAAACACTGAACCTCTTTTCAATACACTAAGCCAAGTAATAAATAAGATGACCAATGAACCAGTGGTTCACACTTTGATAGGAGCAACAAATTTATATAGCGGAAACCTCGATGTTTACTCCTTTGAAAACAATACTAATGAAAACAAGGTGTATTTATTGATGTCGTCTTCAGCAATTCCCGCATTATTTCCACCCATTACTTACAACGGAAATTTGTATGCGGACGGTGGTACTTTAAGCAATGAATTGTTGCAAGTAGAACATAGTGGTCGCAATGAATACATAAATATCACATATATTACCCCCAGTGAAGGATATATTTATGATGACACGCCAATAGATTCACTTAAAGAAATGATTAAAAGAACAATATCGATTGTAACATCAAATTTTGATGACCCTTTAGTATCATTGAACAGATTCTGCAAAACCCCGATTGGCGAAATTAACAAATATTTTGTCGAGTCGAAATACTTGGATGGTTACAATATGTTGGATTTTACTAAAGGAGCAGAACTAATAGAAATTGGATATCAAAATGTGGAACATAAAAAATATGTTTTATGTTGAATTTGAAAAACTTATATAGAAAGAACTGGATTGTATAATCTAAAGCTATATATATCTTATAATGGATTTTCTACCTGATATAAATAAAAAGGATATTGACACGGATATAGACAATTATACTTTGGCAGAATTACTTATTATTTTGGATTTAGATTCGCCTGACCAAGAGCAAATAATACAAAAAACGAATGAATACATTGAAAAATTCGACGATGAAGGCAACGACGAAATGGCACTGTTTTTTACGAATATGCAAGAAAAGCTGTTGCAATATTCGAATGAATTATATACCACAGATGAACCCGCCGAATTAGAATCCGCTGCAGCTCAACAAAAAAACTGGTGGGAAAATGAAGCTCTCAAACAAAAGGATAACCCGGTTCAAAATGACAAGATAACCGAAAGAAAACAGAAAATCGATGTTTTCAATAATCCGCATCTCCCTATGAATAAAGAGCAATTGGGTGTAAATAACACATTTGATGTCAAAGTTGCACAAGATGTTTTAAATCCTAATTTGGAAAATGTAACTTCGCGTTTTATCAATTTAGATAGCCAATTTCGTCAAGCGTCGAGCGGAGTAGAATACAGTTCCACGGATTACACTTTGGACTTGTCTGAGCCGTTGCACAATGTCCTTTCTCTCCGTCTTTATTCTGTTCAAATCCCTTATGCTTGGTACACAATTGATTCTGCTTATGGAAACACTTGTTTTTGGCTTGTTTTCAATGGCGACACTGCACTAAATGTGCAAATCTCTGTAGAACCCGGAAACTACAATCCAGCACAGTTTATTCAGCAATTGAATATGGGTTACGACGGCTCTAGTAATTTTAACAATTCTAGTGTTTTTACTTTTCCTTCTACAGTGTCGTCTACATATCCTGTAAACTATAATGCAAATAATGGAAAAATATATATGAATTTGTTTGATGCGAGTTGCACTATAAAGGGAACAACATATTCAATCGATAATACTACGCAAATACTTTTTTATGATGTGAATGCAAAGTTGACATGTGGAAACGCATATTGCACCCAAACAAATGCTATTAATCAAACGCTGGGGTGGATTATGGGTTATCGAATGCCGTATATTTATGCGGATGCATCTGGGAACTATGCGCCGGCACTTCTTGATTTATATGGACCCAAGTATTTAATATTGTCAATCGACGATTTCAATCAAAATCACATTAATAATGGATTGGTTACTATAACTGAATCATCAAAAAGTTTGAAATTGCCGACATATTATAATCCGAGTATACCATATACATGTACAACAGCTGGATTAACGAGTGGAAACAGCAACTTGGCAGCCGATTTGGCAGCATTAGGTAATACAAGTCAAACTAGCAATGGAAATGGTCTATTATTGGCTGAAAAGCTGAATTTGAATTACAAGCAAGTACCTCAGGTCTTACCGAGTGCACCTCGCACTCTTACACAAGCGCAGATATATTCGATTAATGAGATTATAAAAAATAATGAGCGCAATACGAATTATAGGACAAAGGCACCTTCTAGCTCGGATACTTTTGCGTTGATACCGATAAAACACGGTGGATACAATACAGGGGATTTATATATAGAATTCGGTGGTTCGTTGCAAGATAACAAGCGCATATATTTTGGACCGGTAAATATTGAGAGAATGCGCGTTAAATTAATGGATGACAAGGGGAATATTGTCAATATGAATGGTGCGGATTGGTCGGTCACACTAATAAGTGACAACTTGTATCAATATTAAATTTCTTTATTCATAATGGGACAAAATAATATAAAATTATAATGGAAAATAATAAGACAGTATATTTCAAAACAGATGATAACAGAATTATAAATGAAAACTAAATAATCCAGATATTTGTAATAAACTTAATGAACATTTTTAATAAAATTCGTAAAAAAACATAAAGTAATTTGACTAGAAAATTATATGAAATCTGTTATAATTTATACATATTATATGTCAGAATCAAGCAATTATAATCTAAATTTTTTTATTAAAAAAGAATTATCCTATAAAAATGATATTGACTATATTATTGTTATTAATGGTTATAATTATAGTGAAAATATTAATTTTCCTAATATAGAAAATTTAACAATACTCAAAAGAGAAAATATTGGATATGATTTTGGTGGACACAATTATGCTTTAGAACACATTAAAGAAAACTACAAGACATATGATTATTATTTTTTTATGAATAGTGGAGTTATAGGTCCAATTATACCTCATTATTTTACAAACACGCATTGGACCAATATTTTTATAAAAAAAATAAATGAACGCGTAAAGTTAGTCGGAACCACTATTGTATGTTTACCTGAGATAGATCACGGTGGATATGGACCAAAAGTAGAAGGATTTTTTTTTATGGTTGATAATATTGGGTTAGAACTATTAAAAAATCAAAAAAATATATTTTGCAACCATATTGACAAATATAATGCTATTATAAATGGAGAACATGGATTGTCTAAATGCATATTAAAAAATGGTTATACAATTGATTGTATGTTGCCCAGATACCAAAATGTCGATTGGACTGATGCAAATAATTATCAATTAAATAATAATATGTACCCCTCGAGAAAAAATAGTTTTTATGGGAACTCAATTAATCCATACGATGTTATATTCCACAAATGGTACTGGCACGGCACTGATACTGTTAATTTTGATATAATTAAACAATATGTTGATGATTTTAATAATCATGTTGATCCCACACAACAACCCACCTAAAATGAAGTTCTTATTATTTTTTTGAAAGATTTTTACCATTTTCCATTATTATCAAGAACTTATAATGGTAGTTGTATTTCTTGGATTCCGGATGGATGTATTTAGTTAGGTGAAATTGCTAAAACTAAATCTTAAACAAAAACATTTTAAACTCTTGCAATATCAAAATTATATAGCATTATTATAGTATGGATTTCATAAAAAATACTATAATAAAATCAATAGATACTGTCGGTTATTTAGGTCCTCAGATTTTATTCTTTGCATCTATTTACTTTCTTTTTAAAAGGAATTTGACATATCTCTCTGTGTATTTCGTCGGTTTCTTCTTGAATATTCTTCTAAACACGATTTTGAAATCGTTTATACAAGAGCCCAGACCAATCGAAGACAAGCGCTTATTCAATCTAGAGATTCTAAACGGTAAACGCATTGGCTTCGATAGATATGGAATGCCATCTGGGCACGCCGAAGGCGTATTTTATTCGACGGCTTTTATATTCTTAACACTCAAAAACAAGTGGGTTGGATTCATTTACTTACTTATTTCTCTCATTACTTGTTACCAGAGAATAGCATACAAGAACCACACATTCCAACAAGTTCTTATTGGAGGAATAGTTGGCGCTTTTATGGGGTTCTTCTTTTATTATTATGGAGTTCATATTTTGAAAGGAAAACTTCGAGAGAAACCGGATGATAACGCCCCCTATTACTAATCAGATTTCTCCTTTCTTGGGTATAATACATTCCCAATCTTATTCAAAATTTTTACAGCATTTATGCAGTAAGCATCATTTAAAATCTTCAACAACTTTGCACCGCACTCAGGTTCCAAACAAGTAATAATTCTTTCAGATTGTTGTGCCCATAATAGTTCGTTATTGTAAACCATTAATTCAAAATCAATCTCTGTGGTATTATTTTCACAGTTCTCATTGTCGGAGAGAAATGGATAAAAATGTCCATAATCATCAGTTGTATTATCTTTGTTAGTAGTGCAATAATGCATTGTTATAGTTGCAATTTTCGTCATATTACTTTCTTTTTATGAAATATTTAGTTTTTGTCTTTTTAAATTATAATTGATAAAAACTAAATTTGCATATTATTGGTGTTTTTTGCATCGAGTTTTGCGATTATTTCTTGTCTTTTTTCTAATTCTAAAATGCTTTGAACGCTTGGTTTTTCTACCTTTACCTCCAGACAATCCCACAAAGGGTCCACGCCCTTCAAAAAACATTCGCCTTCTCTCAGCCAAAATATCCTTTGATATATTTGGTCCACTTTCTTCCAAAAATTTTGCTAGTTTATCATTTTCTTTTGATTCTTTGATAAAAAAATCGTGAGGTATTTGCATTTGCGGAACATTTATTTTTCCCAGTTTGCCAGTTAATTCCGATATTTCTGCGCAAATAGCATTTTCTTGAATCATAAACTTTTTCTCTTCTTCGGTGTATCTGTCAAATATAAAACTGGTCGGGGTTGTTCTAACATAGATGGACGCAATTTTAAGCCACGATCTCGTTCTGTTTTGTATAACCTGTCGATTCAACGCAAACTGCGATTTGCGGTTTTTTAATTCTTGTTTGGACTCTTTAACTTCTTTTTCTCTTCCTGAAATATTTATTGGCGCATCATCTTGCAACAACTCTGCATTTTCATAACCATTTTTGTATATTTCATACATATATGTCCCATCTATCAATTTTGTTATAAAACTATCTGTAATTATATTTTGATTTTTATTTAAAAACTCTATAAACACGCCAAGAACTCTAGTCGATAAATCATTAAAACTTGTTTCGTTAACTGTATCAGAAAATTCTTTAAATAGGTTTGAATACAATTGTTTCCATTTATTAGTTGTAACCATAGATGTCGCCTTTTTCAGTAGGCCATCTTCTAGTCCATATCTTGAAAATAAAACAAATAATGCCACAAAATTTGTGGCGTTTGTCGAAAGACCGGTTAATTTTGACCTATCCATTAATAAATTAGTTATTTGCGCGGCATTTTTAATGAAACCAGTTATTAAAAAGTAGTTTTCCAGTTGCGAATTTTGGGGGTATTGCAACATTGAAGTTAATATGTTAAGTTGGTTATTAGTGGTTAAGTTATTTCTATCAAAATAATTTTTAAAAATATCTATTTCTTCAATACGACCTTTTAAAGCTTTCATTACTTGATTAAATTCGGCTTCACTACTAGTATAATCTTTCACTCGGTCTTTGTCTATGAATGGAACAATAACTTTGCCAGTGTTATCCAATTCTAGCGTCTTGAATTCGGGATAATTATCAAAAATTGGGTCTGTACTATCACCAAGCATTAATGCTGTGTGTCTCGCAGCTTTTAAAGCGTCAATTGTTTCTATTATTTTTTGATTCCAAAAGAAAGTAATAGTTCCGGGTGCTGTTAATGCAGCAGTAGCGCATTCTAATGTTTCGGTAAAACCTGTTCCCCCTGCTTTTCCAGTAGGACAAGGCTTTGGCGGAGCAGGAGGTGTAAATAACTCGGGTATTCGAGTTTTTCCAGAAGCTGGCGGCAGAGGAGGAGGTACCTTTGGTTTTGATGGCGGCGGTGTAAAAGGATTTGAAGAAGAAGAAGAACCACGCGCTCTTTGTATTTCTGTGTCGTAAGCTGTTTTATCAAATCTTAAATCATCATTACTAATCTTTTGAAAAAAGTTAAGAGGCACATTATTCAAGACTTCTCGAGTTTCAAAATTTTGTATTCTCAACGCAATACAATTCAAATCTCCATATCCAGATGTATATGTTATATCTTGAATAATCCATTGTTTACCCGAGTTATCATAAAAGATTTCACCGTCTTTATATATGCATTTAAGTGTGGCCTTAGGTTGTTCTTTTTTAATTAATTCATCCATTTCATATTTTATTGCGGCAACATCAGCATAAGGCATAATAAATGTTATTCCGTCTTTTCGTGACATTGCCGAAAAATGAATACTAGAACCATTATGCATTACAATTGTTGGGGCATTTTCGATTAAATCGGGTTGCGGTTCAAACTCAAATATTACTTTGGAATCTATTACTCTCCTTCTAGCTTCTCCTGGGCGGTTTGTTGCATATATCAGAACATTAATATTGTAGTAATAACAAATCGGGGTTAAAAATTCTTGCCTTAAAAATTGGTTTCCTGTTATTAACGCGGTAAGAAAATCAATTCTAGCTTGTCCTACAAGATTTGCACTCCTTCCTCCTTGATTTACTGGTATATTTGGATTTTTTGTATAATAGTCAAGAACAATTTGTAAAAAAGGTGCATTACTACTACTATCACCACGACGATATGTGCTAGCAATAGTATTTTTTGTATTAATGTCCAATGTTCTAAAAGTTGGTGAGCAATCTGTTAGCAAAGCGTGAATCATACAATCATTTTCATTACCACTTGTTGTATACATTTGCCAATCTGCTAACTGTGGAGGGATAAGTACATCTCTCTTTACTTCAAGGACACTACTTCCTGTTCTTCCAATAACGCGTAGTTGTCCAGCAACCCATTTTTCAATATCATTTATAGTTTTTCTTGATGTCATATGTGTATATATTTAAATGCGATAATATATTAGCATTTGATACCCGTGTAAAAAGGACCATTCTAAAGGGCTTCCATCCAGATTTTTCGACCCTTCAAACTTCCATTTCGTCGGCTTATTCAAGTTTTCTCTCCAATTCATTGGCACCATTCTATGGAAACTCATTCCATCATAAGCCATATCCTTTCCTTCCACTGTTAGAGTCGCACAGAAATGCTGCTGTTGAATGTCTCGCACAATGCAGCTATCCAATTCATAAGTCGCGTCATCAATAGTGAATTTTTCTTCTTTATTTGTAATTTCTGCCGAAAATCCTGGCAACCCATTTGCGCCATCGAAGATTTCCAACACTATTATGTGTGGTTTGCCAGACGACCTTTTCAACTCTTTTTGCACCCTTTCTCTCCATCCTGGATTCGTCTTTACATCTGAAACAAACAATATTTGAACTGCATCATTGTCCAAGTAGTTAATAATGCTGCTGTAATATTTGATGGGATTGCTCGCCTCATCCACTTTGACAACATAAGGCATTCTTTTGTGATACTCATCCGGAATGGCCGCATAAACTTGTCGAATAACATTGTTGGTATCCATTTCATAAGCATATCTGCTGCCGGTAAGCGCCGACTCAACTGCGAAATTCAACAAGGCAAATGCATTTCTTAATCCTGGTGGAATGAGAGAACCATCCGCTTGTTTTCCTTCAATCATCAATTGCCTAAAATAATGGAAAAATTTGCGACCTTTATCGCTAACAAAAAGAGTAACAAACATCGTATTGAACCAACAATTGGATTTGATTTGAATGGGTGGCACCACTTTGGCCGCATCAATGTGCTTATTGGCGGATAAGTTTTTCAAAAGGAACTCTTTGGCCGCCGGGTCATCGTAAGGCAAGCACGACCTCCCAAATAATTTTCCGGGAACGGAGATTTTAAGTGGTTCTTTAAGTTGAAAAGCCAATATATTATTACAATCGGCCAATTTCTCTCGAGGGATGGATTTCAAGGTAACTAAATCATCGTTAATAGTGGGGGAATAGGAAGAGGCTTTGTTCACATTGAGGTCTCGAATTCCACTTCCGAGGGGGAGATTCGATGCAATTTCTTTACTTAATCTGAGAATATCTCTCGGCGTTTTATTCTTCAAGATTTTGATTTTTTTGGGGTTGCGATGTTTTCTAGTTTTCCTATTTGGCTTTCTGTTTAATTTTTTGTTTGGTCTTTTGTTGTGTTTTTTGGTATGCTTCATATATTTTCAAGATATTTTTATTTCCTCAAAGTCGAATGTTGAGAGAAAAAGTATTTAAAAATACCGGTACACAAAAATAGAGGGTTATGTTGGAAAATGGGTGCGTTTTATATGACGACCAATGCAGATTTATTTATAAAGTTTCATTTCTATCACTATTTTCGTCCATATACGCATTGTATAGAGGGTATTATGATATGGCATTGGCACCTGGAGGTGTATTTTTAACATCAATTAATTATTGGAAAAAACCAGACTACTCGTGGAGAAGATATGTAGATATGGCTTATGTTAAAATTGCGGTTACTTATCAAATTTATCGAGCTTACAACGCAGAAAACGCGCGATTATATTACTCTATTCTATTTTTAAGTATTTTTTGTTATGAAATGGGAAATCTTTATTATAAAAGGAAAATGTATTGGCATTCGACATATGCACACAGTATGTTGCATATAATTGCAAATGTTTCAAATGTTGTTTTATATGCGGGAACTATCCCGCGTGTTTAAATTAAATAATATCCTTATAATTTAAATGGGAGGTGGAATATTGCCAACAACAATTTACAAGAACAAATTATATTTTTTATTTGGAAAGGAGAATAAATACGCGGATACGCCGGGGTTCTCTGATTTCGGAGGTGGAACCGAGAAGAATGAGAGTTATTTACAAACGGCGATTCGTGAGGGAGGCGAGGAGTTAACAGGATTTTTAGGAAGTGATGAGGAACTAAGTAAAATGTTGAAGAAACGCGGAACTTACAACATCAATAATGATGGAAATTATAGGATGCACATTTTTTTTATGAAGTATGACGAGGCTTTGCCACATTATTACAATAATAATCAGCGTTTTATTCAGAAGAGATTAGACCCAGAAATAATAAAAAAGACCAAAATATTTGAAAAGGCAGAGATTCGTTGGTTTTGCATTGATGAATTATTGCCGAGAAAGAAGGAATTTCGCAGTTATTTTCAGAGAATAGTGGAGAAAATAGTGGCACAACAAGCGAAAATCTTTAAATTCATCCAAAAATGCCAAAAACCCGACATTTATTCAAGTGAAATGGACGACACTAGCAGTAGCAATTGGGATGAGACCACCACTAAAAGCACGACTGTTTTGGACGATACTACAACGGGAGAAGACACGACCACAACTAGTACTGAAAGCAGTAGCACAAGCGCAAGCACTAGCAGTAGCACAAGTAGTCCAAAGACGCAAAAAAACTATAGAAATAAGCGAAAAAATAAGAAGACAAAAGGACGCAGAAAAATAAAAATAATGTAAATCCTTTTCAATTAAAGTTAAAATTGAAAAGAATTAAATGCAAATTTCCAAATAATAAATAGAGATGAATACGCTGAATTATATTGGCTCAAAACACACTTTATTGGAAAAGCTGACCGAGATTATTGAAGCAAATGTTCCCGACTTGGCAGAAAAAAGTTTTATGGATTTGTTCGCCGGGACCGGCACCGTCGGTTTCAATATGTGCACCAAATTCCGCTGCGTATCTGCAAACGATTTGGAAGTCTACAGTTTCATAATTAACAGTGCATTAATGACTTCGACTTATTCGCCGAGGTTGCGTTCACTAATAGACGAATGCAACGCATTAGAACCATTGGAAGGTCTCGTTTACAAGAATTATAGTCCAAACGAGACTTGCGAGCGAATGTTCTTTACTTCTGACAACGCAAAAAAGTGCGATGCTATTCGCACCTTTATCAATGAGAAATTTAAGAGCGAGGAAATAACCGTAAACGAGACGATGTTTCTAATAGCATCTCTCTTGGTTTCGATGGACAAGGTTGCCAATACGGCTTCAGTATACGGGTCTTATTTGAAGGAGTTCAAGAAGACATCGCTGAAGCCGCTGGTTTTGATGCCGATTCACAAGAGAGAACAAGTGAGTCCCCTGAATCGAGTGTACAATCAAAAAGCAGAGGAAGTGGTCAAGCTAGTAGAGGAAGGTTGGGATGTGATTTATATGGACCCGCCCTATAATCAGCGTCAATACGCGGCCAATTATGCGCCTTTAAATTACATAGCACAATATTCTGATTTGAACTTAAAGGGAAAAACTGGGCTAATCGAGGATTACAACAAGAGCGATTTTTGCAGTAAGCCGCGTGTAAAGGCGGCGTTCGAGGAACTAATAAGAAATAGCAAATGCAACTACTTGTTATTATCGTATAACAATGAGGGTTTATTGGATTTGGAAACATTAAAGACCATACTAAGAGAAAAGGGGAATGTGAAACTTTATAAAATTAAATACAAGAAGTTCAAGTCGTTTCAAGGTGAACAAGATTCAGTGGAGGAGTATTTCTGGATTGTGGATGTCGCAAATAAAAAAGAAGGAGAACTTGGCACCTTCGAACAAATCATTAGTTAATAAATTACAAACAAAACAAGGCAAGACATTAATTTTCTATTAAAATCATTTTTTTCTTCAGTCTTTTTGAGACTTCCTCCATAAAGTACACTGGGTCGTGCCAATAAGTCCCCACAGTTGCATTCGGGTCCTCCGGGTCAAAGGTCTCGTTGCCTTGCACAAAATTGATACCAAAGGGTCTCAACATTGGAATCCGGGTGGCACCATATCGTTTTCCTTCGGTCTTGGTGCAATTGTAGGTCTGCCTTTTTTGGTCATTGCAGTGCTTGCACAGCGGTTGGAAATCTGTTATTAACTGCGTCTCGGCGCTTAGAACGCGTGGGTCATTGTACAGACCATTCTTGTGGTCGATTTCGATTTGACTCGTTGTGCCGCAAGCCACACACGGTCCATCTTTCAACGCGGCGCGGATATCTTGCCGAATAGGACGAGACGAACTACGGTTAGAAGCGCCACAAATTTTTATTAAATAGATTGCCGAGCCTTTCGTAAACTTGCCTGCACCAAATGCTGTGACCTCCTGAGAAATTTGTGAGCGTTCATCGTCAGCTGGCTCCCAAGAGAATCGCAGTTCGCCGCTGCGCTTGGCGATACATACCTTGTATTTTCGTCCGAAATCGCCATCGAGACGGCACCATCCGCCGCCGTTGCTGGAGACGAGCCCTGAGTATTCGCCGACGAATTCATCGACGCATACGATGCGGCTTATTCCTGACTCTGAATCATAATTGGCGAGTTGCTTGAAGAGAGAAATCTTAGTAGGAGCCTTGAGTGCCATATTGATGAATATGAAAAGTGCATACAAGGGAAAAATAAAAAAGCATTTCAATTTTTTTTGCAGATTGGCGGTTTCTTTAAATTACTTTTGGAAAATATATATTTCCTATTTAATGCTTCTTATTTTTGCGTGTTCTCTTTGAGCCACCTTTTGGTCTTTGTCTTTTTTTTTTTGAATTCGGTAATTTATCTCCGGGCCTTTTTGGATTTGGTTTGTAAACGGCTCCTGATGGTGGTGGTGGTGGTGGTGGTGGTGGTGGTCCTACTGTTATAACATTCCCTTTTGGCCCTTTTGGTTTTTTCCTTTTTGGTTCTACATCATCATCATCATCAGAGTCGGAACCATCACCATCAGAGCCGGAACCATCACCAACAGGTTTATCGCGCTTTCTACCAGAATTACCAGAATCACCATCATCAGAGCCGGAATCATTATCATCATCATCAATATTATTATCATCATCATCATCACCGTCATTACCGTCATCACCGTCATCACCGTCATCAGAAGAATATCTGGGTGAATCCGGGACCGAAGGAGGAGAAGGCGCGCGAACACTTTTTAATTTTTGAGGCAATAAGCTCTTTAAAAATTTAACATATTCAACTCGGTTATTGTCATCTATCGTCATTTGAAATAAAGTATTTGATTCAACAACTTCACCCTCCTCTTTTTGTTTTTCTTCATCTTTAATTATTCCTTCAATAGCCCTCATAACCTCTTCATTCTCTTGAACCATTCTTCGTAGTTCTCTCTTTGCATCTCGATTTGCATAATAATCAGCTATTAAACTATTGATTGTAGCAACCAATGCTTTTTTGCGTTTTTCAGTAAAACCTACTTCTTCTACGGGTTCTTCTTCATCTTCGTCATCTTCATCTTCGTCAGAACCCATTTGTTCTACTTCTTCTTCTTCTGCATCAGAACTCATTTCTTCTACTTCTTCTTCTTTTTTTTCTTCTTTTTTTTCTTTTGGCAAACTTAAAAATAAACTTATAAAAAAACCGTAAAAACTCACACCAGGTTCATTTAATTCCAAACCACTATTAATATCATCAAATAATTCTTGCGGTTCCGACAAATAACTTCCCAATTTTTCGCTCAATAAACTTACTTTTGCCACATTTATATTTTCTATATTTTCAAGTGCAACTAGATACAAAACTATATTGTAAAATTCCATCAATGTTCTGGGTGTTTCATCTAAATTTTTTATAATTTTTGCTCTTTCTTGTATTTCTGCTCCTTTTTCTGCGGCTTCTGCTGCTACAGGGTTTCCTGTCGCTCTTTTTGATAATTTAACTTTTCTAAGGTCAAATATTCCCAATTCCTCTCTTTGTTTTTTAGAAAAATGTTTATAATTTGCAACTACACCACCAACAACATCGTCCATAAAAGTGGTCATAAATTCTGAACTTGTCTCTGGTCTTCCTGGCAAATTCACTGCTTCTTGGCTAATGTTATACTCGGTCACCCAGTCTATCCACCCTTGTCGCGTTTTTTTCTCTCCTGTGATCGCTTGTTCAAGGGTTTTTCTCAATTCTAGTTCTTCAAATTTTAACGCTTCTAAATCATATTGATTCCTTGATAATTCTGGGGGTACGGTATCCTCCATAACTATTTCTCCATCTTGTAAAACATCTTCTAAAGAACTTTCAGCATTGTCTAATTGCAACTCGAGCTGCCGTTGTTGTTTCAAATTTTTATTAACACTCTCGCGAGCACTATTTACAGGTTCTATTAATGTTTTGTATTGTGTCAAACTCATAAATTGTTGAACAATGCTTTGCAATTCATGTACACTATAGGATAGCTCAGGATTTTTTGGTTTTGTATACTGATGCAAACCTAGTTCGATAATTGCTCCCGGAACATCATCCATAATTATTCCATTGTGAGCTGTCGCAGTTTTACATGTTCCAAATAAATAACAATACAAATTGCTTGATAGTAACTCTAATATATTTTTTTCATCAATATTTCTACCTCTCATAATTAATGTGAATTTAACCGAGTCAATAATTGATGCTTTTACTGTCTCTGAACAGCAATCTCGCCAGAAATATTCCACTAAAGGTCGTAAAACTGATTTCTCACAATCTGCTGCAAACTGGAAAAGCTCATCTACTTTCGCGGATGCTACCAACGGAGTTTTTTGACCTTGATTGAACAAACTCAACAATAGGTAAGGAAGTGTATATTCTTTCACTGGAATGGGGAAATCTTGTGGCGCTAATTTTGTTTCTTTACCTAATTTTGTATAATAAGGTGCATAAAAATTTCTTAATGATTCCGACTTAGGTGTTCCTTGGACTGGCATTGCATCTAGATCTTGTTGTGAGTCTGACACTCCGACCGTTGACGGTCGTGCAGAAGAATCAATTGGAGGCAAATATTGTACAGCTGTTCCCGCATCATAAAAATACAATTCTGTTACTGCACTTCTTAATAAGTCGTCGTTATATAACAACGCGCAAACAGATAACAATTCAAGAATATTTCTATAACCGACACTTTCTTCGTCTTTACCATAAAGTTTGTCAAAATCTATATCAATACCATAGTTATCTTGAACAACAAATTCAATTACTCTGTTTCTTAAAATAAAGTCACCATATTTCTCGCTTTGTTTAAAAAATAATTCCGGTATTTTCTCTTTAAATAGCTTTCCAAATAAAGTATTTCCTTCGCCGATTAATGTTGAAAATAATATGTCAATTTTTCGTTGTATCACTTTGTGAAATCGTTCAACCATCCCAGCCAAAGGCTGTTGTTCTGTCATTGAAACTTCTGGAGAGTCTCCACTCATTGAAACTTCTGTAGCTTCTGTGCTAGGTTTGCTACTCGTTTGCAATAAAAAACCGTCAAAAGTATCGCAAAGTCTTATTGTGGTTCTTTCATCAAGATTTACACCTCCCAACGATTTAAATTTTAACATAAGTCCCACCAAAGCGTATTTTTCATTTTTATTATCTGTTTCTAATGGACCGTCACTTTCTGCTGTATCAATGTCCTCATCCATAGGACCTGAATTTTTTTCTTTAAATAGACCCGCCACACCATAAGAACTATTGCTTTCCATCGAAGCTCCGCTTTCTGCTGTATCTGCTGTATCAATGTCCTCATCCATATCATGTTTATCAGTTCCAACCTCCAAAAAGCCCTCTAAGTGTTCAATATTTTGTTTTAAATGTCCATCTTCATGTTTCAATGCTTTTAAATATTCATTAATTGCATTAATTCCATTTTCAACCAAGCCTTCATTTAATTTATTTATCCCTTCAACCATTGCATTTGGATTAGTTTCTTTCCCTTCAATTTGGTCTTCAGTTGCTGGTTCAAGCTCACCAGCAGAATCCATTGCAACCAATAAACTGTCTAATGAATATTGAATGTCGCCTAGACAAGATGTTAATACTTCATTTGGCACTGTGTCATCCACATAGCTTTCCCATCCTTCGACCCCATATTCCATTTTTGTTGGTTCTTCGTCTTGAAGTGTCTTCAAAGCGGCTTCAAATTCGTCTTTAAATTGTCTTGGTGTTTTATCTGCAACAGGTTGTTCTACCTCGATGTATTCACCTTCATTCATTTCTCCACTTGTTTCCTGGTCAATTGGACCAGGTTCTTTCCCTTCGGTGTCTTCACCTTCATCCATATTTCCACTTGTTTCCTGGTCACTTGAACCAGGTTCTTCCTTAGTGTCTTCATCCATTTCTTCACTTCCGTAGGAATCTTCCTCTATTTCAACTACAGTAGATGCGTTATCTTCAAAGTTATCAGGAAATAAAGTTGGCAAATAAATACTCAAATCTTTTGGCAAATAACCATTAATGTCAATATCTTGTGTATCTGTTTGAACTGATGCCAAAGTTTCTACTCTCGATAAAATATTTTGGAAACTATTACCCCCGCGTTGAACACCTCCTCCTTGCGTTGCACCCAAACCGCTTATTAAAATCTTTTTTGCGCTTCTCAAAAATTTGAAAGAAGATACTGCCTTTACAGCGGAAAGAACCTTATTTAATTTTGATGTTTTGCTTGTTTTAACTGGTATTTTTTGTGGTGCATTTTTTGTTGTTGCTGATGTTGTTGCTGATGATGCTGATGATGTTGATGCTGATGATGTTATTGCTGATGTTGTTGATGTTGCTGGTGCTGGTGCTGGTGCTGCCTCGGCCATCTCTTGTTCTTCTTCATCTGTTATTATTCTGTTTCCACTTTCAGATGCATCAGCTGAGTCTTCATCTTTGGCGTCACTTTCAGAGACAGATGGATTTAAAATAGTGTTTAACAATTGAATAGCTGTCGCATCAATTTTCATTGAACCATTTTGTTTTACCCATAAGATAAATTGTTCTTCGGCTATACTATTCAAAATCCCAGAACTGAAAACCATGTTTATTTGTGGAAGAGGGCCTATTGGAACAGGAATTATCCCCGGATTTAAGCTATCAAACATATTTTCCAAACTCACCAAAGAATCTCTATATTTTGTTAAAGACGCATAACTTACAGTTGTGTCCTTTTCTTGACACAAGAGACTAGGAAGACCTTTATCAAATAATTTCTTTAATTTTGTTTCTGATATACTAAAACCCCCTTTTAATTTCAATGTCAATAATCCTGTAGTTAATTCTGCTAATTTGTCTGGGTCACTCCATTTTGGCATAGTTTTATCGCATACATCATAAAAAGCCTTTATTCTATCCATTTCCTCGGTGGACGGAATTAAAGAAATGCATTTATTAACTGTAGGGTTATTATTCTCTACCTTTACACCCGCTTCGTCTAGTCTATTTTCGTCTATTTCGTCAATTAACTCGTCTATTTTTGGTGTCCACATATCTATAAATTGTTCACAATAAGCCAACCAGTTTTGCACAAATGTATTCATAAGCAATCCCAAACCTATAATAGATAAAGAAGCTTCAACAATCTGCGTTATTTCTCTGATTGCAATGTTACTATTATCAATATAATAATTTGGTCCTGATGTGTTTTGTCTGTTCTTCTCCTTATCGGGAATCTTATTTAATATATCCTGATTTTTAATAATAATTCTATTTAATTCGTCGATTTGATCAAATACAACCCTTTCCAAATATTCTTCACCTTTTTCAATAAAAATTCCCTGCATATTTACAAACACGGTTGCTGCTATTTCATCTAGTTTAAAAGTTTTAAATTTATAAAAATCAATTCTCAATTTTTCAAGAGTGGATTTTAATTTTTGCGTTTTTTCTACATAGACGACCTGTTTTTGCAGCAAAGCGGCTCTTTCAGCATCAGCTGGGTCTAATGTAAAAGAAGAGTACATTTGATAAGTGGTACCCCATTTATTGGCACCGCACAAAATAATAGGATTATTATTTGCAGCCATTGCTTTATATCCTGAAAACCCGTCGCATGTTCCTTCAATAGCGATACCTATTTTATTTTGGGAATACCACAATAATTCATTTAAATAAGCTGTATCTGCTAATCGAACATTATCCCCCTGTGTTTTATGTCTGAACAATACAGCCATTTTTAACAGAGTGATATTGCCCAAATATTGTTTTAGGTTTGTAGGAATTTGACTCAAAACATCATCAAGGGCATTCAAAAATTTATCAAGAAATATCTTGCTTTTTTTTGCCTTTTTTTCAAAGATATCTATAGCGCCTTTTTCCGAATACATTTGTTGAGCATATTTTTTCTCCAGGTCTTTAACACCTGTTCCAGCAACATAAGCCAAAATATATCTGATAATTTCATTTACACCTGGACTTTTATCCTCCAATTTAAAAAATTTGCTCGCAGATAAAAATTTTGTAGGCATCACTTGCGAAGCTGAAATGGCTCCTTCTGTGCACCATGCTTCAAATCGTAATTGATAAATAGGAATAGTTTCAGAAAAATTTATGACAATTCTTTGCATAATGTGAAAAATTTGTCCTGCGGCGGGATTAGTTTTAACCTTGATCTCGAATGGCCAACGAGTATGAGGCAGTAAAAATGTTACATAATCTTTAAAATCGGTCGTTGGTGGAATAACTTTTTTTAATGTCTCAAATAATATTTGACTTTTGTCACTACTAGAATCTAAAAGACCAGAAGTTATTGTGCCAACTCTCCCCCTTTTCGCTTTTCTTTTTTCAGATTGCGATTTTTTTTTAGGTTTTGGACCTCCCCCTTCTTGTTCTTCTCCCGTGTCATCTTCCTCTTCTTCCTCAACATCGTCAATTCCTGGGACAATATTAGAAGAACCAATCAAAGAGTGCAATTCTGAAGGTCTCGGTCCAGAACAATCCGAAATGGCAAAATTATTGTTTAAAGAATCAAAACCATATACTTTTCTAACATTTTCTCTAGTTTTTTCAACACCATCCGTTGAATCTTTTACTTCAACTATTTTATATCTGTTTCCAGAATTTGCTAAAAAATCAGAAGAAGACAAAACTACCCTTTCTGGCATTACTATATTGCAAATTAGGCGTTCAAAATTCGTTGGTTCTAACAACCGATGACCTGCAAGGGCAGTCAAGCTTTTCCAGCGTTTTCCAATCTCTATACATATGTCGTCAGATTGTTCAACTGTTGGGCTTACACTTGAACTTCGAATTGCTAATAATAAATTATCTTTTTGATTATTGCCCATTGGCATTATTTTTTCTAGAGCCTTCCAACCCCCCTTTGGTGAACCGTTACCCCTTTGTTGTTTAATTTCAGAACCTGCCATATCACCTCTAGGTTCCGCGTCATGGGTGCCGTCCGGAGCGGGAAATGTCGCGTCATATGCATTAAAAAGCGGGTTCATAAATAAAACGCCTCCTATAGGGTCGGGAAGCACTACACCCTTAGCCTTATCTTTAGTTTTTTCTAATTGGTTTAACAATACTAAAATGCAATACAAATTATAACAATGAACTCGCAAAACAATCTCGTAAAACTCTTTTGCTATTTGTGAAATCATGGCGTCCTCTGTTAACCCACTCGGGTCACCATTAAATGATTTTAAGTCGTATTCTATACAGTTTTTTCTAGCAGCGCCGCTACTATTATAACTTGAATAGCTATCCAACCTCTGTTTATAGGCTTCTTTTAAAATGTCTATATGACTAGCATGTACTTGGAGATTTTGTCCTTGGAAAAGTGTGATAATGTATGCATCTATAGCTGCTATTGCCTTGAGATTATCTTGTTGAGCAGTTAACCCTATTTCTCCTGCAACAGGTATAAAATCATCGGGTAATAAATTACTTGTTAATAGATACATTCTATTAAATGTATTTTCTAATTTGGGAGTATCTTTCACTTCTTCCACTTTTACTGGTTCCACTCCACTAGCACGCCCGCTTGCTTCAGGCACGAATATTTGGGTGGTATTTTGTACTGGAACTGGTATGACAGGTGCACTCATAGTTATATTAAGTTTAGAGTTTATTTTGACATTATGAACAATCAAAATAAACAATTCACAAGATTTTTCTTAAATGCCAAAATCTTTATTCACATGTTCAATCAATATCTTCACATTGTGCAACATTATTTGTAAATCCTCCTTGCGGTCTCGCTCCTGAATATGCGTCAATTTGTGTTCAATCGCTTGTAGCAATCGATTCAGCGATGTCTTATAGCACATAATTTTGTCATCGTGACCGCGTGCCTTTGCTAAAACCATATAACCAAGCTTCTCAAATTTGTCGTCATACCATTCGTGTAATCCGTGCATTGTCGCCTCACAACAACTTCGGTCGTGGTATTTCATTGTTTTTGAACGCATTCTTCGTGTTTTCACCATTTATATATTTATTTATTATTATTTTAAGCATTCCCAAAAAAATTGATGCGATTTATAATGCAAATAAGTAATTCACAAATAGCAAAATGGACCGTTACGAACAAGAACAAATTGACAATGAGAGGGAATCTTTCGCCATTCGTAGTTCACTTATTCTGATGGACTTGGAGAGAATGTTGGAAAAGGTGAAAAAACTCGAGGTGCAAATTATGCAATTCCAATGCGACCCACAAGTCAGCAAAGAGGACTTCTTTAAACCCGACGAAGAAGCCCAAACCGCTTTGCCTCCCAAAAAGAAAATGCGATTTTAATTTATTTATTTTATTGTTTTATTATTTTAGTGCTTAATTTTCAGATTCAATATACTTGGGTACTTGTCTTCAATCATTTTCACCAAAGTGTCTGCTTTCAATAGCTTTTCCTTTTTCAAAATTTCCGCCCCATCCAATATCAAGTCCTTCGCATTTTGCACTATAAACTGCGCGTATCCATAAGCATCATTAATTAGTCCCACCACTTCATTATCTATCATCTCCTTGTATTTCTCACTCGAACTCGGATAAATCACTTTTTTCCCCATTCCATAATACACTATCATCTTTTCCGCCAACTTAAACGCCTCCTCGAAATCATTAATCGCACCCGTTGTCACTGTCACATCATAAAACACTTCCTCGGCAATTCGTCCTGCCAACAATATCATCAAATGCTCAAAAAGCGCTTGCTTAGTGTAAATCGTTGAGGTCGATCCTTCAAACACCGTATATGCCGGGCTCTTCGGCGACGACAAATTGATAATCACCTTGGTCATCTTCGAATGATGCTTGCACAAGAGCCCCACAATAGCGTGTCCCATTTCGTGCACTGCAATATGGTCTATAATATCAGAAGTGAATTGGTGCTCCGTCGGTTGCCATCCGGCCATAATGCGATTCAAAATCTGGTCAATATCCTGGTAAGACATCTCCGTTCTATCGTGTCTTAATGCATTCAACATCGCCTCGTTCAACAGATTCTCTATTTGCGCCCCCGATAGCCCCAGTGTCAAATCCACCAAATCCTTCACATCCACTGTTCTGTCATATGGTTTGCCCTTGGTATGAATATTTATAATGGCTTCGCGCGTGGCAGAGTCAGGAGGTCCAATAAAAATGCGCTTGTCAATGCGACCAGGGCGCGTTAAAGCAGGGTCCAACAAGTCGGCACGATTCGTCGCACCAATCAAGAAAACACCACTGCTATTCTTGAATCCATCGAGTGCAACAAGCAACTCATTCAAGGTGTTGTCGCGTTCAGAAGAAGAAGTTTCGCCGTCGCCGGAACGCCTGCGGCCAATGGCGTCGATTTCATCAATAAAAACAATGCAAGGCACATTTTTCTTTGCCAAATTGAACAACTCGCGCACGCGCGAAGAACCCACGCCGACATATTTCTCTTGAAATTCCGACCCACTTACAGCAATAAACCCGATTTTGGCTTCGCCAGCGAGTCCCTTTGCCAACAAGGTCTTGCCATTACCGGGAGGTCCCTCCAAAATGAGACCCTTGGGAACGCGAACACTGTAATTGGCATATTTAGTATAATTAGAAAGAATATCAATGCATTGTTTCAGCTCAAATTTGATTTTTTCATAACCACCAATGTCCTTGAACTTTAAAGGCGCCTTGGTTATAACTTCGAAATTTTCCGACTTTCTATCGCGATTTTGAGAGAAACGACGACTGAAAGGGTCTTCCTCTTCTTCATCGTCTCCATTACCATTATTAAATAAATTTGTAAATTGCTCGCTCATTGGATTGAATGCGCCCTTATTAATAATAATACGAATACCGGGTTGGCCCGGTCGGCCTCTAGACGCAGGTCTATCTTCAGATTGATTGAACAAGTCTTCTAAGGTAAAGGTATCGGGGTCATCATCTTCGTCTTCATCAGAGTTAAACATTTCTGATTCACGAATAGTTATATTTTGTGAGTTAAGTCGCTTTAAAGATTCTTCATAATATTTTCGAGAATGAGGATATCGTCTACCAATATTTATGGATGGATTAGTGTCATTATTTACCGAAGGGCTGTCATTTTTTATATAGTGACTTTTTCCTTTAGAAATTGGATATTTTTTTTGTATGTTGTTTAATCCAGAGAACATATTTTTTTCCGTGGAGTGCATAAACCCAAAATTAACATATGCATTCGAGAAATTCGCTAATAACAAGATAATTAATAGAACTTGGTTCATTTTATACAAAAAACCTTTGATATTTTTATATTGTTATTTTTATAATTATATATTATGTCGAGTTACTCAGATTATCTTAAAAAAAGGAATGAAAATAAATGCAAGCCGGGGTTATTAAACGCAATTTGCGACCAAAACGCCAAGGTTCCACAAAATACTGATTTTTGCACGCCTTGGTTAGATGGTGCTGAACAACCTTCCGGAAACATAGTAAATTATGGGAATTTAGCGTGTTCACACATTAGTGGTATTTGTCCGCCCATCGACCCCGCATCAAGTTTGGGTTATCCATACATTAATTCGGGAGTGACACCACCAGTAATTGGTACCACTGGGTCTACAGGTTATACCGGTTATACTGGACCCACTGGTCCCACAGGACCTCGAGGTATTGATGGAATAGCAACGAATACAGGTGCAACGGGTCCAGCTGGAAAAGGTGATACAGGATTTACGGGTGCAACGGGCGCCACAGGACCAATGGGTCCGTCTTCGGTAGTATTGCAATACAGCGGAGGCCCTCTTCCAGTAAACTTGGGAGACGATTTATCTTATATTTTAATGAATACAGAAAAACTAACTGCATATTCGGCTACAATTGTGCCTTTGTCGAGTTTGAGTGGAATATATATCAACTTCAAGATTTTGTACCAGTGCAGCAGCAATTCGAATTCGCAAATTACAATGGGTGTTTACAAGACTGTAAATGGTGTTACATCGCCGAAGGCGCTGTTTTATGATGCATTTTTGGGTACTGAAATAAGTTCGCAACCGTTTATAGGCACTTGGGTAACGAATTATCTTGACAAAGATGTTATACAGGGATCTACAGTTACTTACACAATTTCTTACCAATCTTTGGGACCCAATCCTTTAGGGACGGGAGTATTGGCTTCACTAGGAAATTGTGTGGTACTTGAAGAGTTGAATGGCTCAGGGGTGGCCGGAATGGGAGTAACTGGTTATACTGGTGCCACGGGAGCAACAGGACCCACAGGTTCTAGAGGTTATACAGGAGCAACGGGATCTACAGGAGCCACGGGATTTACAGGAGCGACCGGGGCAACAGGCTCCACCGGAAGAACAGGTCCAACGGGTGAAACCGGGGCAACAGGAGCAACAGGAGCAACAGGAGCAACTGGCTCAACAGGAATAACGGGTTCGACTGGCGCGACGGGCGCAACAGGAGCAACAGGTGCAACAGGAGCAACTGGTTCAACGGGTGCTACTGGCTCCACCGGAAGAACAGGTCCAACGGGTCCTACAGGACCTACAGGAGCAACAGGTTCAACAGGTGCCACTGGTCCCCAAGGTATTCCTGGAACGGCGGTGAATACAGGTGCAACAGGACCACAAGGTGTAGCGGGTGCAAATGGTTTCTCCGGCGGTTTAATTTTTTTCTTGGACACTTCGGGAGGAATTGCACCTCGAAGTGGTTCATTATTATTGACACCAAATACAGGAACACAAACAACCATAACTTCAACTCCTTCAGCGTCACCTGGAACTGTTATGGGGTATTTTTTTACGCAACTTGCTACAGATACACCGCTTGTTCCCGGTTTTTGGGACTTGTTCATATTTGCAAATGTTGACACCGCATCGTGTAGTTTATACGCTGTTATAACTTATAGCAACACAATTACATCAACCCCCTCAGGAACCACGATTGGAACGAGTATAGGAGATCCAATAACAATTAATCCGACAATACCAAATCCCGAGCAATATACAAATAGTATTTATATATCTAGTTCAGATGTAATACCGGCAAATAAATACCTTACTGTTTATGTATACGCGTATAAAAACTCGGGTAGTCCAAATCTAACTCTATATTTTAGAAATTCGACATTATGTCATATTAACACCACATTAGTAGCAAATTATGGTCCTACTGGCCCAACGGGTCCCCAAGGAATAAATGGAACAAATGGAACGAATGGAACGAATGGTACAAATGGAACAAATGGAACAAATGGCGCAGCAGCGACAATAGCAGTGGGAACGACGACGACAGGAGCAGCAGGTACACAGGCAAGTGTAACCAATTCAGGAACATCATCTGCTGCAACTTTTAATTTTACAATACCACAAGGAGCAAATGGTACAAAT